CCCAACGGTCGCTACTACATCGGCGAACGTGGTGAATCGATCCTCAACGGTGGTCTGGCCTTCTTCACCGGCGTGGCCGGTAAGGGCAACACCTTCAAATCCACCATGATGCATTACTTCATGCTGGTCGTTCTCAACCGCTATTCCAGCGCGGTTGCCAACGTGTACGACACCGAGATGTCGCTGACCAACGAGCGCCTGTACCAGCTGGCCCAGCACATGGACTACATCAACGGCGTCGATCTGGAGAAGGAAGATCGTCTGCTGATCACCGACTCCACCGCCATGATGGGCGATGACTGGTTCGAGGCGCTCAAGGCCTTCGCTGACGAACGTCAGAAGAAGGAGAACGTCAAGCAGTTCGTGCGCACCACGCCATTCATCAACCGCGAGAATGGCAAGTTGTTCACGATGCTCTCGCCGGTGCTGGGTGAAATCGACTCGCTGTCGATGTTCGTCACCAAGACCACGGCCGATGTGTTCGACAAGGTCGAGATCGGCAACAGCGCCACCAACATGAGCGCCATGTCCGACGCCCGTGTCAAGTCGCAGATGCTCCAGCAGCTGCCGACCTTCACTGCGGCCAACAGCTTCTTCGTGATGGCTTCGGCCCACGTGGGCAAGCAGCACGTACTGGACAAATACGCCCCGCCGAACAAGCAGCTTCAGGGCCTGAAGGGCGACAACGCCTTCAAGAACGTGCCGGAGAAGTTCTCCTTCCTGACCAACAACCTGTTCTTCGTTCATTCGGCCGAAATCCTGATGACCGCCGACAAGTCCGGTTGTGAGTTCCCGAAGGACAAGGACGACAAGCTCAAGGGCGATACCGACCTTCAGCTGCTGACCGTCCAGAACCTGCGTGCGAAGAACGGCCCCACCGGCATGCCCTTCCAGCTGATCGTCTCGCAGAGCGAAGGCGTGCTGATGAGCCTGTCTGAGTTCCACCTGATCAAGTCGCTGGACCGCTACGGCCTGCAAGGCAACTTGCAGAACTATGCGCTGGTCCTGCTGCCCGACGTGGCCCTCTCGCGCACCACCGTGCGCGGTAAGCTCGACGCCAACCCGAAGCTGCGCCGTGCCATGGAGATCACCGCCGAGCTGGCGATGATGTACCACATCGGCTACCGCGACGAGAACACCGTCGAGAAGGCCTCGGACATGGACGAAGAGCTTGACCGCGATCTGGCCTGCACCGCCGAAGAACTGTACGCAGATCTGAAGGCGAAAGGTTATGACTGGGACGAACTCCTTGCCACGCGCGGTTACTGGGTGTTCAAGGAAGACGAGAAGGACCTTCCGCCCTTCCTGTCCACCATGGACCTGCTGCGCATGCGCGCCGGTCTGTACCATCCGTACTGGATGGAAAAGCCCAAGAAGGCGAAGGCTACCGAGAAGGTTGCTGAGGCCGCTTAATTAGGGTCATCGGGGTTTCCTGATGGCCGTCTGAATGCGCCCCACCTTCGGGTGGGGCAACGAGAGAACCCATCATGAAATCCCTTAGCAAGAGCACCAACCCGGTGACTCTGGGCATCTACACTGCACTGGTAGGGCGCGATCTCAATTGCGCCAACCGGTTCATCAGTCTGTACGAAGAGCCCAAGAGTTCGGACATCCACGATCACATTGCCGCAGCCAATCGGTTCTGGCGTGATCAACTGGGTAGCTGCCCGTTCGATACGATGAAAGAGCGCCTGTGTCTGGTCGACAAGATCGAACTGCGCACTTGGCTGAACTACTTCGCCGTCGACGTGGTGCCCACCATCATCTCCGCCAGTCTGCCTTCCTCCGGTCACGAGCCGCGCACCTTCTTTGAGAAGGCTGCCAGCCCGCGCTGGGGTGTGGAAGTGTTCACTGGCGAAGACCGCGAGCATTCCCTGTAAGCACTCGGTCCTCCTCCTGACTCCGGTTGGGAGGAGGATCTTGTGTATCGCATTTTGGACAAACGCCATGAATGACCGCAAAGCAGCTACTGAAGAAATTCTAAAGTGGCTCAACGAAATGATTCCCGGCGGCAAGATCGTTGAAGATCAGCGCCGCCTGTTGGAAGCTCTTGATGATGAATCCTTCGAACAGATGATCGAAGGGTTTGAGAACGGAGAAGAAACCGTTCGCATCGCTGTGCCGAATCTGGGCGAAGACAAGCTGGAGATTCCCCGACTGCTGGCCGCCTGCGAAAAGATCGGTCTGGAACCGTTCCAGCATCTGTGGTTGACCGATGCCAAAAGTGGCGTGGTCTCCCGCACCAACGAGAAGTACTTGGTCGTCCACTTGCCCCTGCGTCGTCAGCAGCAGGCGCTGGTGAAGAAGATCAGTATCCCTGACTCCAGCCGTCACATCGACGAAATGACCGGCCAGGTGACTGGCGACTCCAAGGGCGCCTCGCTGTCGGCGCCGGAAATCCAGATTCTGCGTTCGCAGGAATTGGATGCCATGATCTTGGAGTTCATCAAGGTCCGCGGTGGTGACGAAAAGGCCCTGCGCGCTGCCAAGCGCCAGATCATCGAAACCGGTACGGCCAACTTGGCCAACCTGCTCGGCGCAGGCACCAACGTGAAGTCAACCACCACGTTGTCCATCCTGCTCACCGGCATGCACCTGCAGAACAATCTGCGTAACGGAACCTGATATGTCCGAAACCACCGTGTACAATCCGCTGGACGAACACCTGCAACAGGTCGACACGCTCTCTGAAGAGTTCGAAGTCCAGGCCATGCTGGCCAGCGCCGATCCCGATCAATTCAAGGCGTTCGTGCAGTTCTTCTACCACGACCTGCCGGCTTACCGGTTCAGCATGCTCAACGAGGACTTTGTCATCGATCGCATGTGGGACGCCATGCGCGGCCGACAAGTCGCCTTTGACGTCGTCCTGGATCTGACTTCCTTGCTGGCTGCAACGGCCGCGGTGCAGCGCGGTGGTTGGGAAGCAGTGGCGCGGTTTGTCGCCAAGGGCATGAGCATCCACGGCGATCAGCGCATGGTCAAGTTCATGGACGCTGAAGAACTGTCCGAGTTCTGCAGCGATTCGCAGGCACAGCAGATCGTCCAAGACAACCCCTGGCTCTGCACGCTGTTCTTGCTGCGCCTGACCCCAGCCTATCGTGCCGGCCTGCGCGCTCTGCTGGACCCGCCGAAGCCGAGCACCGGCCATGCCCAGTGAGATCGTATCGATCGTCTATGTGGAGCTTGATGCTCTACTGGACACCCGGTTGCCCACCTTGGGTAAGATCTCACCGCTGGCTGCGGTACAGTGTTCACAGGACGCTCGCTACTACGGTCGGGTCTGTGATGATTTCGAAGAGATCTGCGGTGTCACCCACGAGGCGTTTAAGAGCGCCTATGCCAAGCGGGATGCCGAAACGCTGGAAGCTTCGATCATCACCGAGATCCCGTTCATCTTGAATGAACTGGTGAGCAAGCTTGAGCGCGACACCATCGATCAGCCTTTTGCCGACCGGGTGGAAGTGGAGGTCAACATCTGGCCTTACCGGCTGGAGGTGGAAACCTGCGAAGCCTTGGAACTGGCAGTGATGGCCCGTGCCGGATATATGTCCAAGGTGACTTGCGTCAATATCCCCTATCCGAAGTTGACTCCGCAAGTAGTGCATCATCGCTACTCGGGGATGATCATGTACAACTTCCGCGATTGGATGGCTTTGCACATGGAAGCCTTCCGTCACTTTCGCATGCCCAAGGTTACGATCTTGGCCCCGGCGCTGTTCCATGACCCCAAGTTGATCCCCGGTGAGAATGCCTTCGTTGAAGACGGCATGCATGCTGAGGTCAGCCCGTTCCAGCTTTCGGAACTGGCCATGGTTGAGTGGTTCTCGCTGAGCCTGTTGCCGGCAGTGAACTTCTCAATGGCTGTTCTGCCAGAAGATCACGATACCTCCGATCCTCAGGCCACACCGTCCAACGTCCAGGTACCCGTGTTTGACGACATGGAACCAAAAGAAATCTGACGGCATAACGCCCCCTCCCGGATGGGAGGGGGCTTATGGTCATTCTTCAGCAGCGTCTTCTTCCAGACGCCCGGAGAGCACATCATCGATGTTGATGTTGCTGATCTCCACGGCATCTTCGCCAGGCACCTTTTCCAGCTTAGGTAGGCCTGCCACGTCCTTGACATTCGGACGCGAACGCGTCTCGCCTTCGGAGACATCACCCGGTTCGCGACGGCGCTGATTCTTACCGCCCAGTTGGAGGGCGCGCAGAACAGCGGCAGCAGCCAGGGCTTCAGCGGCGTTGCTCGATTGCTTGGCGCCGATCTGCTGGCGCTTGAGGATCTGGCTTTCCAGGTCCTTCATGTTGGCAAGAACGATGCGCGCCTCTTCCGGGTCCGGGGGGAGAGCGCCGCCGTTCTTCTCGAAGTCGTACAGCACCTGCCGCATACGGATCTTTTGCATCTGATCCAGCAGCTCGTCCTTGTCCAGCAGGGCGATAGCTTCCAGCGGCGGCGTGCGCGGTACGTCGATGTTGCAAGGATCGTCTTTGACGGACATAACACACCATGTAAAAAATTCTTGATCACATAATATCAGAATGACAGCCTGTACAAAGCTTTTAACAATGAACAAGACCGCATCCCCCAATTACAGCCGTTGGGCAGAAATGCACCGACGCTGCACCAATCCAGCTCATCCCGCCTACGCACAATATGGTGGGCGTGGCATTCGCGTTTGTGCTCGCTGGGATGAGCTGGCCAACTTCGACGCCGACATGGGCTATCCTCCAACTCCCAATCACAGCATCGAACGCATCGACGTCAACGGGCATTACGAGCCCGGTAACTGTACGTGGGCCACGCCAAGGGAGCAGGCACGAAACCGCACCAATAACGTCCTCCATCAGTTCGAAGGTAAGCATTACTTTCTTCAAGATCTTGCGGAGGAAAAGGGCGTATCTTTCCGCACACTAGACGATCGAATTCGTCGACAAGGAATGACGCTGGAGGAAGCTCTCAGCAAGCCGACCACACGCCAAGGTAGTTCGTTTGTGGAAGTGGACGGCGTGAAGATGTCCAAGGCGCAGGCGGCTCGCAAGTTCGGCATTAGTCCCACCCTTCTCAGTCAGCGACTGAATAAGGGCATGTCGGTCAAAGAGGCTCTCACCAAACCACGTGTGATCACTGGACGGCCGCGAAACACTTGATTATTTTTTACTGAGTCGCCCTACTTAGTGTGGTTCAAAAGTCATTACTTACATACGCCACAAGGAACAGAAGTATGCGTCAAGGAATCAAAACAGCCGTGACGGGCTGGGTCCAAAGAATAGGGCAGCTTTTCAGGGGAGAACGCACCCCTTGGCAAGTTGCACGTGGACTGGTGACCCGGCAGCACGGCTCTGTGTACTCGCTACAGGGGCTCGAGATGGCATGTGAGTACCTTACTCGCAACAACCGTCCGCAGGCCCTTACAGCGCTTCCCATGAGCATTCGTAGGGAGCTGGTGGTGATCAGCTGCTTTGCGAATATCGACCTACACATCCAGTCGTTGGTGGCCGTTGTCAGGCACATCCAAGGGCGCGATGATATGCCTCCTGAATTACCCACCGTCGCACCGAATATCCCAGTTACCTTGGATGGGTATCTGACCGACATTCACGACCATCGGGTTCAGTTGGCAACCGTTGTGGAGTACCTGACTCGCTGGTCCACAGCGTTGCGAGAAGAGATGCAGAAGTTCGAGGCCAACGAGCCTGAGCGCTTTGCGTATCTGGATCGCAAACTCCATCATCTCTACAGTGCCACCTTCAACGTGATGGAAGCGTTGATCGTTGCCTCGGAGCGATAATCACAACGCTGGGTTCCGCCACCTAGCGAACTATCGAAGAGGAAACCGATGTCATACAACAACAATGACGAAGACATTCTGTCAGATACCGACAAAGGCGTCAAAGAAGCGCGCGGTGTTTTGGCAGTGATCTTCCGTCAGTTCTTGAAGATCCGCGGCATTACCGGCTATGTGTGGGAGCGGTTGATGACCACTTGGCTGGATGATCCGGGTAACGGGGTGGAAGACAACTCCCGTGCTCGCTCAACGGCTCGTGGTAATCTCAACAGCGCCCTGCGTCGGCCGGACATGACGTGGCGTGTGTTCATGCGTGCACTGGAGTTTCTGCGTGCAGCGCGTGTGGACTTCATCGTCAAGGTGACGTGGTTTGACGGAAGTACTGATACCGTCACCGCGCGTCTGAAGGACCTCAGCGGACCGATGCGCCGAGAGTCTGACGATGATGAAGACAACCCTCCGGCCAACCGCAACCGGCCGATCAAGTAAACCATTTTGACGAGGGGTTACGGCCCCTCGTTTTTATGCCAACCTACAGGAATGGAAAAGATGAAACAACTGCTTCCCGAATACGACCGCCAGAGCGACGGCGTTGACTACATCGCCATCAACGTACGCGCTGCCACTCCGCTGGGTCGTGCTCTGAGCCTGGGCACTGCATGGCGTGTGGAAACCAACTACCACGGCAACTTCTCCTCGCTCGGTGGTGTGGTGCGTTACTTCGCCCGTCCCAATGATCCGTTCTGCCGTGAAGCCACTGGCGCTGAACAGGACATGGAGATCTCCACCACGTTCGATGACGTCTACAGTGATGTCTACACCCAGCTGATGTGGGAAACACTCTCCAAGATCGACTGGGTGATGGCGGCGATGGTGGCGAACAGGCTGCCGTTCGTCTACTACGTCAACTACGGTGACGGCGATGGCCTTCAGCCCGTACGTATGCCGCAGTGGTTTGCCGAAGCAGTTGAGAAGTGCGTCAGCAACGCACGTGCTGGCAAGTTCGTCAAGCAGGCTGAAAAGTCGGCCGTACCCGGCCCGCTGCAACCGTGGAGCTTCCCTTCAACGCCTGTCCGGGGTGAAGAGTCGTCGCCGCTGGAGCAGTGCGTGGAGAAGGAAGTCAAGCCACGTCGTGCGCGCAAGACTGTGGTGACCACCACTGATCCGACGATCGATCTCAAGCCCGCCGCGGCGGAAGTCGGATCGGATTTGCCACCGTGGGCGCTGGGAGGGGACAAACCGCAAGCGGCAGGTCCGGTGAATGATGAACCAACCAAACAGCCTTTCGAAAACACCAAGTTCGAGAAGAAGGCTGCCAAGAAGCGTGTGGTCAAGAAGGTGCCGGAGTTCAAGGATTCGATTTCCTTCCTCGACAAAGGCAAAGCCGAGATCCAGTTGTGGTTCAAGCGTCTGCAGGCTCTGAGTGTCGAGCAGAAGGCGCTGGTGGATCAGATCATCGAACCGTTCGACGACCTCGTCGGCAAGCCGGTACCGGACGAAGAGATCCGTGACACGCACCTGCCGTTGATGCTCAAGATGTTGGAGAACATCAAGGACAAGCAGGTTGCTGACTCCATTGCCCGTGGCGTCTGGACCTACGTCTTCGATGCGCCCTACGGTACGCCCGATGTGATCGCCAAGTTGCAAAGTTACTACGTGCCGGAAGAGGAATGATGTGAGCCGTAAAGGCTAACGATCAACCCGACGGCGATCCCTAAAAAGAAGCGCCCTCTCCAACATGGCGCTCCCGCCAATCGTGATTTCCTATGTCCAACGAAACCTCCAACCCGGAAGCTCTCGAAGTCCTGCCGGCGGATGCATTGCCCGATCCCAAGCGTGACGGGATTGACCATATCAACGTCTACTCCAAAGGAGCGACGCAGCTGGGTCAAGACCTGAGCAACTTCGCCCATGTCCCCTTCGAGCATCCCGACCACGGGTTCTTCGCTTCGATGGAGGCCTACTGGTACTGGCTCAGCACCGGCAAGCAGCATGACAACCTGCGTCGTCTGTACAAGGCCACAGCCAAGGCTGCCGGTATCCGCCTGCCGAAGGTGGAGATGGATCCGGAGTTGTTCCGCAGCCTGATCTGCGATGGCCTGAAGCTGAAGATCATGCAGAACCGCAAACTGCGTGATGAGCTGAAGAAGTCGCACCTGCCGTTCCGTCACTACTTCTTCTACGGTAGTGCGCCGAACTGGGTGATCAAGGAAAAGGCCGACCATCGCTACCAGATGGAATGTCTGGAATCGATCCGCAAGGCGCTGCAGCAGAATCAGCCGGTCCTGCTCAGTGACGGGAGCTCGGCGCTGGGCATGGAAATCCAGGCCGTGGTCGAAGATCCGATCCCCTTCGAGCTGCGACTGGATCCGTAACTGAATGCCGGGAGCCTTCGGGCTCCCGGCTATGCCGTCCTTTCTTTTTTGTCTGTCCCC